AGCTCTTCCTCCAGGTCATCGACCTTCTGACTATCCTGGCATCGACTACAAACCAACTCCAGCCCCCGTCGGCGTTCCTGGTGTGCCTGGAGTACGGCCCAGCATGCCAGGCGTCGGCATCCCAGACAACTTCTGGGGATTCGTCATGCTAACTATGGGGTTGAGATGATGTCTGACATTTCCCCGCGCGTGTACAAGCTGTTGAAGACCAAGACTCTCGAGGCTGGCGATGGTGACGATCAGATACAATTCTCCGACATCGAGGGCGTCGGGGATCCAATCACGATCGAAGAGCTGAATCGAGAGGAATTATATCGATTAGTCCTGGTTAACTTCGCCAGGCTATCGGTCAAAGAAGAATGGGATGGTCTGTTAGGATGAGGAAAGAGGATAGAAAGCCCTCCAAGAGGGTCTTCCCACTACTTCAGAACCTCGACCTGGACACTGTGACGTTCGCGAATGTCCAGGGCGTAGGTGATTCCATCACGATCGAGGACATGAACGAACAAGAGCTGCAAGACCTGGTACTCGTCAACCTGGCACGCCTGGTTGTATCTGGCGAATGGACGGGTCTGCTCGAGGCTGGTGGTGGATCAGGAGTCGAATCGGTAATCCCCGGGGCGAGCATCACGTCTGGCTATGATCGGCACATGGTGTCAAAGTACCCGATTACTGGTTCTACCATAGCTGCTCAAGATACAATCCCAGCGACTAACTATTCCCAGAGTGCTCCGTTCATCGCTCCCGAATCTGGGGTCGTCGACGAGATTGGAGTGGTTGTCAGCACCGGACACGCGAACACTCTCCGAATCGGTATTTACTCTGACGAAGGCTTGGCGCCGAATGAGCTCCTTGGTTACGCCGACATCGACACGGCCAGCGCGGCGGCAGTGTATCAAACGAGCTGGTCTTCAACGGTGACCCTCGTCCGGGGCACCGTGTACCATCTCATGTGGGTGCGATTAACAGCCGCATCGATGGCGAGTTCGACTATTGTAAGTGAGAGTTCTGCCAACTACTTCTACAACAGCGCGTCGAACGCGGTCGCCGCCGCGCCGAATGCCCAATGCTCCCTTCTACTCTCAGGCAACAATAACGATTTGGAGGCTACTGTAACCACTGGTAACCTACTGCCTAGTTACGAAGCCCCGTTGAGGGCCACTCTCAAGTTTGCGTGATAATATGATTATTCGACGATTCCTGATCTATGACGGGACAACGGTTCTCGAAGACGGTATGCGCGAGGTCGATTGGGCCGAGGTCAGGGGCGTGCGAGACAGCGAGCTCGAACGAACCGATCATTGGGCGCTCAAGGATCGAGTGATGAGCCAGGAGAAGAAGGACTACCGCCAGGCGCTTCGAGACCTCCCCCAGGATCATGAAGAGGCCAACGACGCCGCAGATTCCTTTCCGGTGATGCCAGATGCCTGAACATCACGAGCACGAGGAGGAGAGCTTCCCCGAGCAAGTTCAACGGATCGTCGTCGACAACGCCTTTGCATTCGTTCTGGGTTGGCTCCTGGGCGCGGGTCATGTCGCAGCTCTCCTCGGTGACCTGGCCGGTGCGTTTTGATGGCGAAGAAAAATCCTGATTCGGTGGTCGAGCATCGCATTTCACTCCAGACAAAACAGTCCGAGCAGCTCGATGCTCTCATCACCGCTGTCCAGGTAAAGGCATTCGCGGGTCCAGTCGTCGAAGTGCTCTCGTCGCCTGTGGCGTTGGCCGCGATCATCGGCATGATCCTGGCGGCCGCCTCGAAGTACCTTGGCGTTGATTGGGAAGACCAAGTCGAGGGCAAGACGGTTGAGCAGATTCGAGACTGGATGGAAACGCAGAACCTCGTCGTCGGCGGCATCTTCGCGATCATCGGCGGTCTCCTGGGTGGACCCTGGGGAGCGGGTATCGGCTTCGCCGCAGGTGTCGGCACCGTCGAGGGCATCGAGCACATCACCGAGGAAGGTCCAGCCTGGGCATCGAAGGAACAAACCGAAGAGAATCGAAGGCGAACCAAGGCACTGGCCGATGCCTATGTCGTCAAAGCGCTCTCAGAGCTGAATATCTTCGCAAGCAAGCTGAAATCGGCATTGTGAGAAAATCAGACTCACTGGGAGGGGTGCTGGTGGTCTTCCTCGGGGGTGGGGGTAGGCACAGCATCCTCCAATTCTTCGCAAATACAGCCTTCGACCGGAGATCCACAAATCATGCAGATGAGCCAAAGTACCTCATCGCACCAATCTTCGAGCTCTAATTCGTCTTCGAGCTCGTCTTGCATGAAGTCCCAGCACTCCCAATGATCCACCCAAGACCAGAATTGGGAGTTATTCATTCTTTCACCAACAGTCCCAGGCGAACACACCTCGCGCATCTGAGGTATCGAGTTCCCTGGCAACGCGGCTTCAGCATCCTGGTGCCGCATGGACAATACATCCAGGGTTTCCGTCGACCCTCCTTCTTGTTGTAATTCCTCTCATACTTTCGATAACTCATTCAATCCCCTCACAAAGACAATCCTTCAACAAGGGATCGATATTGGTACAGAGAGCGCCGCAAACGTAGCAGCGCCAGACTTGAACACTCATTCAACTCCCTCCCATTCTTCCAGCTTCGACGCCCTGGTGAACTCGTCGATCGCTGGTCGCCGCCTCCAGTGCTTGTTCCTGGCTTGGCGCTCGTGTTCGAGCGCAGAGTGCGGAGTATAGCTCGGCCTCTGCTCAACTCTGACCGTTGCGGGCCTTCCGCGCCGCCCTGGGCGCCGATCTATCGTTGCCCGCACTCTCTTCCCACATCGGAGGCATTCGCGGTTCAGGAGCGTCGTATGGGGTTCAACCTTGTAGATCCACCACTGTCTGCACTGGCCGCACTGCCAGAGTCCCTTTTTCATGTCGACACCCTGCCTCTTATCGCCCTTAATAATACCGCCACTATTCACAGGCTCTCTGTGTATTGACATAAGGTCGCCACTATTCCGAAGGTATGCCACAAAACACGAAACGCAACCATCAATAGTGGCAGCGACTCTGGGCGGGAGGGTTGGAGGGCAAAATGAGAGGAAGAGAGAGGTATTATGGACGGAGCACGACGGGGTCAGGGACATGGTAGCCATCGAGATAGCCATTTTGGCCTTTCTGGGCCTGCTGAACCTCGCCGCGATCGGCTTTCTGGCACATTGGATCAGAATGCACCTGGATCAGGGGCTGATGGAGATCGATGAGAAGCTCGCGATGGCGATTAAGGCTCTAATTGACAAGCTAATGGCCGGCGAGCTCTCGGAGTTCGAGCCTCCTAACGCCATACAAGCTGCCATCGGGGATTTCATTCGATCGATCGCACACCAGAAGATGAACACGATCAACGCGACCGTGTCAGAGCGCGGTCCTGATGGACAATTCGTTCCCGCTCAATCGTTTGATTGAACAATCTGTTAATTATAAGCCGCCTTTCTTAACAGAATGGACATGGCACGTAGAAAAAAGTCTCGACGCCGAAGATCGCCCAAGACAATCAGTCTCCTGAACATCGCGGAATCGTATGCGTATGCGTCCGTCCTAACTGGCGGCGTTATGGGTAATTCTCCAGTCGGAGTCCTCGGATTCGACGGGTCAGCAGGCGGCGCAGGCTACGGCATGACCACCACGAACGGAGCAGGCTCGATGACGCTCACCTCGATCGTCTCAGACCCTGGCTCGAGCTTCGATACCATGTCTGCCAACTTCATGGCTAACTACCAGGCTATGGCTGTGAGTGCAATAGGGATCGGTATCACCTTCAAGTTCGCGAAGAAATTACTACGGAAGCCTATTGCTAACGTCAATCGTAACCTAATGAAGCCGCTTGGAATCGGCGTGAGGCTGTGATCCTATGGCAACTAACACCGTGACAGGCTGCCTCCAGACCAGCGACGGGACAAACATCCCGCTCAAGCTCGAAGTCGTCGAAGGGACGGAAACCAATTTAACCACAAATACGGTATATACAGTGACAGCAGCGAACGTCGGTGACTTCGCTCCTGGAAAGACCATCGTCTCTGGCTTGGTATCGTGTGACACGGGTGTAGGGTACTGCTACATCCTCAGTCAAGGACTCGTCGCGGCTATCATCCCCTGGTCAATCAAGGGTGCCGTCACTGACGGGTCGCCAGCATTGTGCCAACCATACACACTCCGAGCAGGAGATATTTGTCGCGTCATGTCCCAGACTGCCTCTGATCGCGGAGCAAGCGCCGGAGTCTACACAGCTCGAGGAGTATCGCGTATCTTCCACGTCACACCGACTGGTGGAGCTACAAACGAATTAGTCGATTTGCAAACTGGCAATAGTTTGGGAGACACTTTGCAATCGGACCGCATCGTGAAATGGTTTGGAACATCTGTTGATGGCGCCAAGATCGAGGACCAAGGCTTCGCCGCCGTCGATGCCCTCGGTAACGTCATCGGTTCTTGCAGCGCAACGAACCCGATTGTTCAACAGCCGGCGTTCGCATTCGCCTCGATACCGATCCAACTGAATTACAAGTTCCAGTTCCTGACAAACGCCTGAGAGTGATCTTATGGCGAAGATGACAAAAGCGGCTGGACGCCGAAGACTAGCGGAAATCCTCTCGAAGTCGAAGAAGCTCTATCTGAGGGGATTCATCTCCACCAAAGACCTCGACTCGATCGAGCGGATCAGCAAGACCAGGTCGAAGGCGCTCAAGTGAGGGGTCGGCTTTGGTAACTGTTGGTGGGCTTGGAGTCGGTGGGACGGGCACTCAAATCGGCGGTGTGACTGCTGCACAACTTGCAGAGGCACAGAGGCGCCAGGCTCAACAAGATGCAAACAAGGCAGCAGCTGCAGCAGCAGCGGCAGAAAGGGCAGCAGCAGCATCATACTCCCCCGTCGGCGCTCCTGGTGTGCCTGGAGCACGGCCCACAGCACCAGGCGTCGGCATCCCTGACAACTTCTGGGGTTTTGTCATGCTAACTATGGGGTTGAGATGAATATGGTGCATTCATTGACAGGCCCGATCTCTCCTCGAGTGTACAAGCTGCTCAAGACAACCGACCTGGACGGCTTGACTGATGATGATATTATCTCGGTAGGCAATCCGATAACAATAGAAAGAGCTGAATCGAGAGGAAATGATTCGTTTAATCATCGTTCAATTCGCCAGGCTCACTGTAAAACAAGAATGGGATGGTCTACTTGGTTAGATCAGAGGATCGAAAGCCTTCGAAGAGGGTCTTCCCACTGCTCCAGAACCTTGACCTCGAGAATGTGACATTCGCCCAGGTGCAGGGAGTGGGCGATCCCATCACGATCGAGGACATGAATGAGCAAGAGATGGTCGACCTCATCATCGTCAACCTGGCACGCCTCACCTGCGTCTCAGAATGGGACGGCCTGTTGACATCTGGTGGTGGTGGTGATGTGTCCAAGGTAGGAACGCCAGTGAATAACCAGATTGGGATCTGGACTGGTGATGGAACAATTGAAGGAGATGCTGATTTCACATTCGATGGAGCAAACACGTTCACATTTCCAGCTACCACTATCTTCAATGCAGGTTCAGCGTCTGGTTCGTATAGATTTCAACAAGACGGGAATGAACGATTGTGGATTGTTGATTCCGGCGTTCAACTGATGGGTTCCGGTACGGTTGCAGCTCCGTATCTGAAATGGACTTATCCAAACAGCGGCACAGGATTCTATATTCCCGCGACTGACAATCTCGGCATGGTTACTGATGGCACGGAACGAATTCGACTAGGTGACAGTGGAGAGATCGGTATTGCAGGAGCCAACTATGGAAGCGATGGTCAAGTCCTGACTTCTGGTGGATCTGGAGCTGCGGTTGCGTGGGAGGATGCAGCGCTCTCAACATCGGCTCATTCATCCGCACCGGCTAGCGCTGGTGCTACCGGAACGGCGGGACAACTTGCCTATGATGCGGATTATTTCTACATCTGCATAGCTACCGACACCTGGAAGCGTACTTCAATCTCGACATGGTGATGGCGTGACCAAGAGAAAGCCCGACCAGGTGATCGAGTACCGCATCAGCCTCCAGGACAAACAGTCCGAGCAGCTCGACAGCATGATCGCCGCTATCATGGTCAAAAATGTAGGGCAAGGCCTTAGTGGAGTCTTGACGCCCCTGGTCGCCGGTCTTTCAGATGTGACCTTCGTCGTCGTCATCATCATCCTCTACGAAATGGTCACAGGCAAGGACACTGGAATTCTCGTCGGGCTTGACATGACCCTGGCAGGACTTAGAGATTCGTGGGTAGCCTACCGGAATTCACCGGCCTATGAAGCAGAATACACCTCACGCGCGTCCTCGGTCACGGGTGGTCTGGTCAATATCTTCGAGAATATCATATTCTCACTCACCGGCGGCGCGACCGCAAATTGGATGCAGCAGCAGGAACAAGCCGAATCTGAGAATTGAGACTCACTGGAAGGGGTGCTGAAGGCTCTTGTCGATGTCGGGGTAGGCTCTGATACCTAGCAAACACAGCCTTCGAGCGGATTTCCACATCGGAGGCAGATCAGCCAGAGCGCTTCATCGGCCCAGTCTTCGAGCTCTAATTCGTCTTCGAGTTCGTCTTGCATGAAATCCCAGCACTCCCAGTAGTCGACCCAAGTCCAGAATTGAGAGTTATTCATTCTATCATCGCCCCAGAGTGTTCTGGACTTCCCAAAGTACTTGCTCAAATCTTTCTTTCTGCGCTTTCGTGCGTATTTCGTATTTGTCCCGCAGCCAGTCTTGAACCGTCTTGTATTTCAGAAGATGAAGTGTTTTTATTGAATAAAGGGGGTTATCCCAAGTCAACATCGCTAAATCAATCATGATCTCTTTTTTCATTTTTCTTTTATCCATTCAATCAACACTCCTTGCACCAGATGTAATTGTAGCCACGGATCATGAACGGCTTCCCACAACCTCGGCAGAAGTTGTATTTCAGACGCCATCGACGATGAGGCTTCATTCAATCACTCCCGAATACCTTCGCCAGCAATTTACGCTTCTCTTCCGTACACATCACGCAATTACACATTCCACAGAATTTCATTCAACCATCCACCATTGAGATTCAATCCAAGTGAATTGGCAATCATGGCAGTCATATTGATGCCACCATAGATCATCGTCCGAGCAGAGGGAATGTTCAACCCTGTATGAGTCACATTCGGGGCAATCCATCACGAACCCTCCCATTCTTCGAGCTTTGACGCTCTGGTGAATTCGTCGATCGCTGGTCGCCGCCTCCAGTGCTTGTTCCTGGCTTGACGCTCATGTTCGAGCGCGGAGTGCGGCATGTAGCTGGGCCGTTGCTCAACTTTCACCGTTGCTGGCCTTCCGCGCCGCCCTGGGCGCCGGTCTATCGTTGCCCGTACTCTCTGGTCACATCTGAGGCATTTGCGGTTCAGGCGCGTCGTATGGGGCTGAACCTTGTAGATCCACCACTGTCTGCACCGGCTACACTGCCAGAGTCCCTGCTTCATGACCGACCCTGACTCTCATGGTCTATAGGCTATGCGCCACTATTCATAGGCTCGACGTCTATTGCCACAAGGGCGCCACAATTCCAAAAGTCTGCCACAAAACACTCAGGGCAGCGTTAATAGTGGCTATACTTCTGGGCGGGAGGGTTGGAGGGTCGAAATGAGAGGAGGACATAGGTATTATGGACGGGCGACGGTTGGTGGGCGGACATGGTAGCCCTTGAAATGGCGATTCTGGCCTTTCTGGGCCTGTTGAACCTTGCCGCGATCGGTTTCCTGGCTCATTGGATCAGAATGCATCTTGATTCGGCCATGATGGACATCGATGAGAAGCTCGCGATAGCGATTACAGCTCTAATTGACAAGCTGATGTCCGGTAGTCTTGGAGAGTTCGAGCCTCCGAACCCGATCCAGGGTGCCATAGCTTCATTGATTCAAGGAATGGCGCAGCAGAAGCTCAACACCATCGACGCCACGATCACAAATCGCGACGCGGGTGGACAATTTGTAGCCCCTGAATCGTTTGAATGATAATTATAAGCCTCCTTTCTTAACAGATTGGACATGGCACGCCGAAGAAAAGCAAAGCGCCGAAGATCGCCCAAGACAATCAGTCTCCTGAATATAGCAGAGAGCTACGCCTACGCGAGCGTCCTAACTGGCGGCGTTATGGCTAACTCTCCAGTCGGCGTCCTCGGATTCGACGGATCAGGAGCAGCCAGCGGTGCTGGGTATGGCATGACGACCACGAACGGCGCCATGACACTCTCCTCGATCGTCAGCGACCCTGGATCGAGCTTCGATGCGATGTCTGCTAACTTCATGGCTAACTATCAAGCGATGGCCGTGAGCGCAATAGGGATCGGCATAACTTTCAAATTTGCCAAAAAATTGCTACGAAAGCCAATCGCCAACGTAAATCGTAATCTTTTGAAGCCGATCGGAATCGGCGTGAGGCTGTGATCCTATGGCAACGAATACAGTTACGGGCAACCTCGTCTGCAGTGACGGGACAAACATCCCACTCAAGACAGAATTGGCTGAGGGTACTGAGTCTAACCTAACCACTGATACCGCATACACCGT